GTGCTTGAACTGCACCGTGGATATCGTCAAGAGCGAACTGCCTTGGCGCCCAGGAGATTTGTCAGCAGACGCCTAGGCAGCGATCAAGTCTTGTACCTGTTGGTACAGCTGATCTAGAGTACCGTTGTTGTCCAACACAGCATCAAAGTCAGTGCCGATCCAGGCAGTTTCACTGGCATGTATACCATACTGCATGAGCTTGTCCCGGCTGCGACACCAGTCAACGTGGCTGGGACCTGCATTTGCTGCCTGTGCCAATGCATACCACTTGGGTTCGGCACCACGAACAATACGCACCACCCGGCCCCCGGCTCGTTTGATGGCAGCAATTTCGTTGGGAAATCTGCAGTCTGAGATCACTATGTTGTCCCGGCTCTGGCGCAGTCGGTTTTCCAAGCTGGCAATCCAAACATCGTCATGAAACGCTCTACGGCACACTTCAGTTCCCCAGTGCTGCAACACCCAACGTGGGGTTAAATCAGGCATGCCAAGCCGTTGACTCCACCAGACATCAGGTTGTTCACGCCATTCCCGGGCCTGCTTGGTACGCCCTTCCAGCATGATTCTGTCCCAACCAAACACAGCAGCCACAGCGTCTTTGAGAGTGGCAGCAAAACTTTCACGGCGAAATTCATGTAGGTTTACCAAATAGTCAGCAGCAGTGTCTTTGCCGGCGCCAATCAAGCCCACCAGACCAATGATCATCTCAGTTCCTTTACATTCAAATGTTCAAGTGTTTTTTGTAACAATTCAATCTGTCTGCGGCAATCTTCCAGGGCATGGTGACTGGTAGGCGGGCGAGGCAAGTCAGGCCATAGGCTGTACACAGTTCTAGCATCGCGAATTTTGTAGAACTGCCAGGGCAAGGGTTTACCATAACTCTTGTAGGCATGCTCCAGAATGTTGGCATCGTATGTGGGACCGTTCATCCAAATTCTGTTGCTTTGCCAGGCAATTTGGTGCAGTTGATCTAGGGCTCGATCCAGGGGAATTCGATCAGTTTCACCAAATGCTTCTTCTCGAGCAGCAGAGGGTTGCGTGGCCCACCAGTCTATGGTGCCTTGTTGGATGCTGCGATCGGGCTGACTTTCCAGGGTAACACGAGCATAGTAATGCCGATCATACCAACCAGTGCCCAGGGGATCAAAACTTTGAGCAGCAATGGTCAAGATTGTGGTATCCGGACCAGTACCCAAACCTTCTATGTCTATCATTAAATCTGCCATACTGCTAGTATAACAGATCTGTCAAATTAAGTGTGCGGAAACGGTGCGATCAGCCAATAACGAAAGAAAGTGGCTGACTGCCGTCCATGTAGTTGACCAACTGCAACATCAAGGCATCTATTTGAGTTTGTGCTTCAGACTTCATTGCAGTGCCATTTAAAGTGCCACCGCCCTGGGGGCCAGCAATGGTGCCGAACTTTTCACGAGCTTCGCCAATCATCATTTTGCACGAAGCCACCATGTAGTCACGAATCCACTGGCTGATTTGAAAGTCCTGCAACAGGTTGAACTCGGGTTTGAGATTGTAGGTCCATAGTAGAACATTTTCCCCAGTGCCCTTGGGATCACGCACAATCTGCAGTTTTTTGGTCACTGGATTCCAGGTATAGTTGATGTAGGCACCAAACATACGGCCTGCCAGTTCCACATACTGGCTGTAAAAGTCATATGTGGCCAAGCCCCCGGCCACGTTGAAATTCATGAGATACACATTCAAACTGGCCTGGCTGAACGGGTCAAAATTGCTGGCAAAGGGGCCTTGGCTGTCTCCAAATGTTCTGCGAAAGATCTGGCGTACTTGAATCACTTCCTGGGGCAGGGTGTAGATGTTCACATCCTTGACCAGTTCCATGAAGGTGTAGCTTTCTTCATAGGCAGCCTGTGCTCGTTGGCGATAGGTGCCAATGGTGCGTTGATATGCTGCTTCGTAGTGTGCAGGGTCCAGCTCAACATCAATCATGCCATCGCCCAAGGTCAGGCGTACATACTCGATGAGATTTTGCTTCAGTGTTTCAAGAGAATTTTCGGACATTGGGTACTCCAGTCCTTGTATTTACCAGACTCGTAGTATGATCAAGTTATCGGTACCACGCCCATTAAACGCTGTTTCTGTGGTAGTGAGCTCTCGGAATATTTTCCTAGCTGCTGGCTTGCCGGCTGCACTCATGGCTCGGAGTGTGTCTGCGGGTTTGCGAACAGTTTTTTGCTGAGTTTCCACTGTGCTGAATCCAATGATGCTGTTGCCTTTGATGGTAAATGAACCCACATGCGAATCAGCTACCACATGGATCAACTTGCGCTTGTGGGTGTCATACAACCAGGCTTCGGTCTTGTCCACTAGACTAGCAGCTGGCAATCCCCGGAGCTTGAGTTCTGCAAACTCTGCTTGAGTTTTGAACCGGGCTGCACGTTTCTCAGGCGGAATTGCCTTGACCTTGCGTGGTTTGCGTTCCACTTTCTTGATCTGCACGTATGCACCGCAGTCGTTGATCACAGCTTCGCAGAACTTGATCACATTGCGCAGTTGAATTTTTGTAAAATTGCCATAGGCTTCCACTAACTGTGCATCACAGCCTTCAATCACAGTTTCGTAGTGGACCAGGCGGGCTCGCCAAATTTCAGCCAGTTCGTTCACCATTTGCGGTACCACATTCTTGCCACGAATCACAGCAATGGGCTTGTAGTCCGCAGTCATTTTGGCGCCGTTGACCACAAAGTCGTCAAACAAGCCATCAATCTCGCCTGCACATTCCGACACTTTTTCTCTAAGACGGTCTTGTATGTTGGGACGAGCTGGTGCAACATCCACTGTGTCAGCCACAGTTTCTTTTTCAGACGAACTCAGGATTTCTTCAATGTAGTTGTCCAGGCGAATCTGTTCGGTGTTGGTGAGTTCCAAGCCCACCATGCTCATACGGCACAACCAAGCAGTGGTGAGTCGTATGGCCGAATCTGGTACGCTGCGCAGAGCACGAACTTGATCTCGACGGTCGTGCAGCTCCAAGTAGGCCACAATCATGTCTCTAGCATCTTTTTTGCCGTAGAAATAGTTGTACCAGGAAAAGGCCTGGGTCATGCGACTGATTCTGTCAGTGTCGGGTTGTGTGCGCCAAGTGGGCTCACCGCCCATGATGTTGGTGTCGGGCGAGCGTGGGTTTAGAGGTTTAATGACTCGAGCAGCAGTTTTCACATGATCTCCTGTTTCAATGCTGTAATTATAACACTTTGACAAAATGGTGTCAACTTGGAGCATGTTGTTTAAAAACAACACTAAAAAATCCCATAAATACTGTATGATTTTTCACCAGATTTTGGGAGAGCGCAGTGCCTAGACTCAGCATGTGGCGGCCAAACCGCACCAATGACTACCAGTTTTTTGACCGCACCATCAGCGAGCAATTCACTGTGGGCGGTCTGGACATCTACTGTCACAAATACCTAGGTCCCAATACCGGCGATGTGGGCGATGCCGATGCCACCTTGCCGGTATATGATACCAAAAATCCCCTGTTTATCGAAGACCTGTTGCTGCTGGAAAATCGAGATCGATCATACGATCCCAATGTGTATGTCATGCGTGGTGTGTATCGCACTCAGGACATTGACTTTGATCTCAGCCAGTTTGGTTTGTTTTTGAACAACGACACCTTGTTTATCACGTTTCACTACAATGACATGATTGACACTTTTGGGCGCAAGCTCATGTCAGGTGATGTGTTGGAAGTGCCCAATCTCCGAGACTATCATCCACTCAATGCTCAAGGCATTGTGAAAGCCCTGCCCAGATACTATGTGATCCAGGATGCGTCGTTTGCCAGCGAAGGATTCAGCCAGACCTGGTTGCCACACCTGTGGCGTGTGAAGGCCACTCCCATGGTCAATGCACAAGAGTACAATGACATCACTGACGAACCTTTTGAGCCCAACAACATCTGGGATCCGGGCAATTTCTATCCTGCTGGCACCGTGGTCAACAACGGTGACAAGTTTTACACAGCCACAAAAAATGTTCCCCCGGGTGTGGACATTGGTGATCCTGAATACTGGGCAGAAAAAACACCTGATACCATTGCAGACAAAGCCTCCACTCGCAATCGTGATCTGGAAATCAACGATGCCATACTCACACAGGCTCAAATTGAAGTGCCCAAGTCGGGTTACGACACAGTAAAGTTCTACATCTTGCCCACTTATCCTGATGGGCAACCAGCCAGTGCAGGGTTAACAGCGGACCAAACTGCACCCACAGTGGATGGTACCGATGGAGGTCAAGGACTAACGCCTAGCTCCGACGGCTATACCATGGGCTACTTGACCGGAGATGGCATTGCACCCAATGGTTTGCCTGTGACTCCGGGTACCAGTTTTCCCCTGCACCCTGCCATTGGTGACTATGCGCTGCGCTTGGACTATTTCCCCAATCGACTGTTCAGATACAATGGTCGTGCCTGGACCAAGATTGAAGACAGCGTGCGTACTGGCCTAGTGTTTGAGTCCAATGCTGAAACACTGAGAGCCGGCTTTGTCAACAACACAGCCACAGTACAGACCACAGATCGAGGTGCTATCCCCAGCAGACAAAGCCTCAGCGACATTCTCAAACCCACGGCAGACAACGGCGGTTAAACATGAGTACTCCACTTTTCTTTTACGACGAACAAATACGCCGCTTCTTGCTGCAGTTCACTAGAATTTTTTCAAACTTTCAAGTGGAATATGGACGCAACGAAGAAGGCACCAATCATGCGCTAATTCGTGTGCCTGTGCGTTATGGTGATGCCAGTCGTCAAGCCCAGACCATTATACAGCAGAACTCAGCCAGTGCCATGCCCAGCACGCCATTGATGACATTTTATATCTCCAGCTTGGACTATGATCGGCCCAGAATGCAAGAGCCCTATCATGTGAGCAAGATCAATGTGCGTCAACGCACCTACGACGAAGCCACCGACAGCTATGAAACCACACAGGGCAATGCTTTCACTATCGAACGCCTCATGCCTGTGCCCTACAAGCTCACGCTGAAACTGGACATCTGGACTTCTAACACCAATCAAAAAATGCAGTTGCTGGAACAGATCCTGGTGCTGTTCAATCCCAGTCTGGAAATACAGAGCACTGACAATTTCATTGACTGGACCAGTCTCAGTGTAGTAGAATTAGAATCAGTACAGTGGTCAGGTAGATCAATACCACAAGGTACCGAAAACCCCATAGACATTGCCACACTGACATTTACCTTGCCCATTTGGATATCATCGCCAGCCAAGGTCAAAAAACTAGGTGTGGTAGAACGTATTATTATGAGTGTGTTTGATGACCAGGGCTATGCCAGTGACGCAGTGATGGACAACGATCTCTTGCTAGGCACACGACAGGTGATCACGCCCTGGGCGTATCAAACACTCCTGATCAACAACAAACTGCAGGCCCTGAGACCGTCACAGGTGGTCAACGAGTCCAACGCCAGCTTGGCACCGCCCACTAGCCCGCCCAGCAACTTGATGTGGTCAGCTGTGATCGGTGCGTATGGTACTTTGAGACCCGGGATCAGTCAGATCAAACTGGCACAACCCGACGGAACTGATGTGGTAGGAACCATAACCTACGATCCCACAGACGACAGATTCCTGCTGTTCACAGTGGACGAAGACACTGTGCCACAAAATACCCTGGCTCCTGTGGATGCTGTGATCAATCCGCTACGCAGTGGGCCAGGGGATGGTATTGCACCTGCTGCAACAGGACAGCGTTATCTGTTGACCCAGGACACCGGCAGTGACCAGGGTTCAGCTGCGGCCTGGCAGGGCGAGGACAATCAAGCCCTGATTGCGCATGCCAACGATATTGTGGAGTATCAAGACGGTCGCTGGTGTACGGTTTTTGATTCCACCAATAGTCCTGTCAACACACAGTATGTGACCAATATCACCACAGGTATCCAGTATCGCTGGACTGGTGAGGCCTGGGTCAAAAGTTATCAAGGTATCTACCCCGGAGGCGAATGGACACTAGTATTGTAAACGCCGTGGGTGTGTGGTTCCACAGCACCACCACCAACCGTTATCTCTATTTGTTGCGCAACGATCCCAGGCATCCAGGCACATGGGGCTTGCCCGGCGGCAAAGTAGACCCAGGCGAAAGTTTGTTGGCTGCCATGACACGCGAGTGTGAGGAAGAACTAGGCTCGATGCCCAGTCATCAACGAGTGATTCCCATAGAACAGTTTACCTCCAGTGATGGTGGATTTGTGTATCACACCTTTTTCTGCACTGTGGATCATGAGTTTGTGCCTGTGCTCAATGATGAACACATTGGCTGGGCCTGGATCAATGCCGGCACTTGGCCCAGACCCATGCACCCAGGACTGTGGTCAACTGTGAATTTTGACGCTGTGAGAGAGAAAATAGCCCTGCTGGAACTCAGCGTATGTCACAATACGTGATGAACTCGGGATAGCTCATGGGTCGCACGTTGGCGTACTCAAACAAGTTCTGGGGCTGGTTGGATTCCACACCCACCAACACAAATTGAGTGGCAGAGTAGGCTTCGATCACTCGAGCAACATGTTGAATCCAGTTGGTTGAGCCAGCATCAGCTTCTTGATTGTAGCCCAACATGAACACTTCTTGGTGTCCGTCAAATGCTGCCAGGTACAACAACACCGCAATGCTGTTGAGCACAGGGTTGTAGGGAATGAGATAAAATTCTCCGGGATTTTCCACACACAGTCTGCTGGTGGTGTACACCACATTTTCCACATGATAGTCTGTGGCCTTGAGGTCGTTCAAGCGTGTTTTGTTGATCTCCACTGCAAAATCCAGCTTCATTTGATGTGCAACTTCACTCACACCATATGTTTGCAGTCGGAGTGAACCCAACAATCCGCCACGGTGACGAGCCAGTCTAGTATAGTCAAACAAGTAATGATCCACTGCGGAACCGATGCAGGCAGCACGACTGGATATATGCCGATTTTCAATAGGGTTTGGGATCCATTCGCGGGTTTGTTCACGTTTGCCGTCTCGCCAACGAGCTTCTGTGACCACAAACTCCCCAGGATAATCAGTTCGATATTTTGCTGTAAGCATAGCTTTATTTATTTTATTTCTGGAAACATGTAATCCCGGGCAAACTTGACTTGGTCCGAAGTTTGAACCAGTCGATTCAACACATCAGGATTGATCAAATCAGGGTGTACAAACCAGTCTTCGTAGGCGTGTTTTTTGTCATAGGCTATGTTGCCTGCTGCCAACTGATAGCCACGAGATTGCAAAAACTGTCGAGCCCAGTCTCTCACCACTGGGTTGGAATAGTAGTCATGCTCAAATGTTATGCAAGCAAATTGATATTGATCAAAAGGTATCTGTGTCAATATTTTGTAAGAAGTTTCCGGTGGTTCACAGTCCACTTGCAAATAATCAATAACCCGGGGTAGTTTGTTCTGTTGCAACAATTCAGCATAATCTATCTTGGTTGCATCGCGACACAACACTGTGTTTTTTCTTGTTTTTGCAAACTCATCAACCTTGGTTTTGCTGAAGTCAATGCTGACTCCGGTCCAGCCAAACTGTGTTTCCAACAACGCGGTGTTGTTGCTTTTGAACGGTTCAGCAGATCCTATTTCAAGATAGGTGCCACCTGTTTTTCCATCAGTGGCACACAACACAAACAAGTCTTGACAGCTTTGTGCAAAATTTCTTTCAATGCGTTCCACTCCCAGAAACCGATGTCTCATGTGGTGTTGCATGTCGGCGTTGTATTCAACTCGATTTTGGGGCCAGCCCAGATTTGCCAAGTTGTTTTCAACAGCTTGTGCAAACTCAGTGTGCATTGTGTAATCTGCCCTTAGCTCGGCCATGATTTCGCGACATTCCTCACAGTGCCCCACCCACCAAGCTGCCACTCCCCGCTGAAACAACAGTGCATATTCGCCCGGATACACAACATCTTCAATGAAATTTTTATCAATATCACAGAATTCCAAACCAAGGCACGCAACAGTGTAACATTCCTGCCAGTCCCCTGCCCTTTCAGCCAGTCTACTGAGCAAGAAATATGCTTCGGGTCTCAGTGGCAACAGTGCCATGGCCTTTTGAATCAGTGTCTTTTCTGTGCTGTCCCGGCAGCGTTGGCGTTCAAAACACAATGCCGAGTGCAACAAGGCGGTGTATTGTTCAAGAGGATCCGTACTGCGTTCGGCACAGCGTAGATAAAAACTCAAGGCCGATGCAGTCTGCCCCAAGGAGTCGTACTCTCTGGCCAAGTCAAAATTGATGGAGGAATTTTCAGGATCGTGTATGTAGGGCAGTAGATTAACTAACATGGGGTTTTACTCCATTTTCACACCCTGAACACATGGTAAAGCAGGTGTTGGGTTTTGGCACTATTTCCTCGTAGGTTTGATCATACAGGTTGCCAATGATATGAGCCAGGTCATAGTCCATGCAACACAAACTGACATCACCGTTGGGCAGCAACACATTGTGATACAAGTGCTCAACACAACCACATGTGCGTTCGTCTTTGTGGTGTATTCGAATCCAACGATCTTTGATTTTGTTGAGATCAGGCTTTAGTATGGCTTCTCTACTGAGATTGCCTGCTCGGTCAAACATTTGATAAAAATTAGTATCTTTGAATCCGTGTGCATCTGGGTGCACTTTACCCATGCTCATGGTTGAAAAATTTCTAATTCTGTATTGATTTTCTCGGAACCACTGCAGAGTTTTCTTGTATCCTGGAGTCATTGGGTGTTTGGCCAATTCCTCGGCATCAGGCAAATGCAACACAAACCCGCCATTGGGGTTGCCTGCATATGGTATGTCAGCTATGCGCTCACAGTCTTCAACGCTCATGCCCACACCTGTGGTAAACACACTCACTGGGTGCCCTTGTGCATGAGCATGTAGCAACATATCACTACAATTCTTGTTCATCCAGGGCTCAATAAATCCTGAAAATGTAATACGAACTTGTTTGGGGATACGCTCAATTAGATGTTTGAAATTGTCCAACGTGAGTATTCGTTCACCTGTGTATTTTTTCTCCAATGTGCGTTGTGGACAAAACGCACAATCAACCACACAACCTTTTTCTGGAACAATGGTTGTGATTTCCATGGTAGGTGCTTGATACTGTTGCCAAAACGGGGGAGGCGGTTGAATGCTTTGCGTACTTCTGGCGTCTGATGTTTCAGATTCCAGGTACTGGTCAATTACTGACGTTGGGACTTTTAATACAAAGGCACAGTTGTCCTGAAATCCAAATGATATCAAAAAGTTGCCTTGGTATTCCGCCAAGCCACAACAAAATTCAATGTCGGCATTCATGAAAGTGAATGCGTCTGTGATCCTTACAATGTTCCAGTTGCGGTCCCAGACCACAAAGCGATGCATGTAAGTGGCATCTTTTTGCCCGACTATGGGTCGTGTTAGATCCACTTCGTGTGTGATGGCTATGTAGAAATTTTTATAAGGAACAACATGACTACCACCACGTTGATCTGGTAACCCAGGCACAAAGTTAGCAGTGTCCAGGTGTGTGGTCACTGTGGTGTTGGTTTTGAGATCATATCGAACTACTTCGGTGGGGTTGGTCCATTTGACCCAATGAAACGGCTGATCTAGAATGGGCATCCAATTTTTTTCACAATAGCTGTTGTTGGGTTCTGGTGCTGGTATTCTCACCCGGCTAAATTCTTTGTTGTTGATGATTCTGCTGAGTTCCATACGACCTTCGCCGTTGGTGGTTGTGTCGCGTCGTACCCCGCAAAGGTACAGCTCATTGTGCCATTTGACCACACGAGCATCTTCTAATCCTATAAATTCCCACAGTGGTTCTACATCCAACTTTTGAGTGTTGACATAATTGGTGCTGCTTAACTCAAATGTGTTGGGATCAAGTACACAAAGATAGTTCCAAGTTCTCAACTTGATGTCGTTTTCGGGATTGAGATATTGCAGTGGACCAAACTTGTGCTGGAATCTTTTGTTTTCGCTGTGATACAAGGTGTAATTTACATGTCGCACATTGACCAAGACACGATTGCCGTCAACAAATACCGACGGATTCATTAGGCCAGTACCGTTGGTGGTTTCAGCAGGAATGACCAAAGGATGTATGCTTCCGCCGTGATCAATGGCCATTTTGGCAAAGCCAAATTTTTTGATTTGTTGAGCAAGATTCATGCCAGTATTTAATGGCAAAAAGAAAAGGGCTCTATTTCTAGAGCCCTGTTTCAAAACAATTTAAAATTGTTTTTTTTGGATTAGAAGCGGCCTACTACCACTTCGATCACGCCTTGGTCACCGTCAAAGTTTTCCAGAGCTTTACCGATCACTGTTCCAACTTTAGGATCAGCTTCGGCACGTGCCTGACCGTTGCCAGCAGACACCATGATATCGCCCTTGCTTACTTTGCCCACAACCTTACATGGCACGCGACCTGTCAAGGCCACAGCAGCTACAATACCGTCGCTGAGCTGACTATTCATCAGGTAAGCAGGATCGGTAGTGATAACGCCAGCCACACGCTTGCTCATGTCTGTCGTTGCCATTGTGACTTCAGCGTCGCCGCCAAATTCAACAACTGTACCAGGCGCATACTCAACATCAGAACGATAGCATTCTGCAATGTCGGCGTATTGAGCGCTGGTTGAAGTAACAGTCAATGTATTGGTTGCAGCATTGAAGCTGAACGCTGTGGCAGTTGTTCTGATGCTTGGTGTCTGGTTAGAACCAGCAGCAGCAACAAACACAGGGTAGTATGTACCTGTAGTAACCGCAGTAGCATTGATTGCTGTGCTAGGACCTGTAGCACCTTGAGCACCTGTGCCACCATTGGAACCGTTAGTACCAGCAGTACCTTGAGCACCTGTGCCACCATTGGAACCGTTAGTACCAGCAGTACCTTGAGCACCTGTGCCACCATTGGAGCCAGCAGTACCTTGAGCACCATTGCTACCAGCAGTACCTTGAGCACCGTTGGAGCCATTGGCACCTGTAGCACCTTGAGCACCGTTGGAGCCATTGGCACCTGTAGCACCTTGAGCACCGTTGGAGCCATTGGC